CATATACAAGTTAAGATGGCATATTTAAATGATCCACAAAATGGAGCTAATCCTATAATGGCAAAACTACAACCTATTTTAGCTGCTAATATACAAGAACATTCTGTAATGAAATATCAAGAACAGATTAATGGTATGACACAACAGAAACTACAACAAAATGTTTCACCACAAGATGCACAGAATCCTGCAGTAGTACAAGGTGCTATGGCAGAAGCTGCTAAAGAAGTAGCAAATGCAAATGCAGCTATGGGATTAGTTAAATCTCCAGAACAACAAATGGTAGCATTAGAAGAACAAAAAGTAAAACTAGAACAACAAAAGCTACAGTTAAAAGCTATGCAAGATAATGCAAAAGCAATACTAGATGCACAAAAACTTGAGATGGAACAAAGTGAGGTATTATTAAAAGTAGCTGATAATGCACAAACAAAACAATTTAAAGAACAAAAAGCACAAGCAGATAGATTAAGTAAACAACAAATGAAAGCATTAGAAGCTTTAGTTAATATGTCTCTTGAAGAAAATAGAATTGAAAGTCAAGAGAAAATAAAGTCTGCTGAACTATTAACAAAATTAAGTCAATAAAATATGAGTAGTCCTTTTGAAGAAGCTATTAAAGCTTTTGGTGACGAAATTCAAAATTTAAAAAATATTCTTGGTGATGGTGGTCCAGAATCTTATGACCAATATAAACAAATTGTTGGTACAATTAGAGGTATTGAATGGTCACGTCAGCAATTAGTAACTATTATTAAAAATATAAATCAAGAAGAGGAGTAATATGCAAACTGTACCTATGGGTCGTTCCATAAAAAATGACATGTGGATTACAAAAGAAGAAGTTCCTAATCCAGATGTTTTACCAGAACTACCAGGTTATCATATTTTAGTGAGACCTGTTAGTATTAAATCAGAAACTAAAGGTGGAATTATTTTACCAGATTCTACTAAAGAAGATATGGCTTATCTTACAACTGTTGGTCAAGTAGTAGCAGTAGGTGACTTAGCTTATCATGATATGGAAAAGTTTCAAAAAGGAGCTTGGTGTGAAGTAGATGATTATGTCTGCTATGGTAAACATGCAGGTCAAAAAATAAAATATAAAGGTATACGATATATTTTATTATATGATGATCAAATTATTATGAAGGTAGAAAGTCCTAAAGATTTAGATCCTACCTTTAATTTATCTATAAATAGTGAATAATTTATTTGCGTAGATAATAATCCTATTGTATAATTAATTTAAAACGTAAATCGTTTGTTTCGTAAGCAACGGAGGTAATATGAAAGATGATGAAAAATGGGAGAAAGTAGAAACTCCTAAACAAGAAGAAGAAAAAGTAGAAATAGAAATGGAAGAAACAATAGATGAAGATGATGGTTCTCCATCTAATGTTGAACCAGAAATGACAGAAGATAAAAAAACTGAGGAACCTAAAGAGTTAGAAGGTATAGAAACTAAAGGTGCTCAAAAAAGAATAAGACAACTAATTAAACAAAGAAAAGATAAAGAAGACCAGATAGCTCAACTTATACAACAAAACGAACAGTTACAAGGTTTAGTTAAAAAAAGAGAAACTGAGTTTTCTACTGTAAGTAAAAAGAATTTAGAAGTAACAGAAAAACAATTAACAGATAAATTAAATATGGCTCGTGTAGCATATAAAAATGCATATGAAGCTGGAGACCAAGATAAGCTTTTACAAGCACAAGAAATGTTAAATGAAGCTCAGGTCGATTTAAAAAATGTAAATGTTACTAAAGAAAAGTTTAAACAGGCACCACAACAACCTGTTCAACAACAACAATATCAACAACCTGTTGCTCAACAAGCACCAGATCCAAGAGCTCAAGAATGGGCACAACAAAATACTTGGTTTGGTAAAGATAATGTAATGACTGCAGCAGCATTAGCTATAGATGCAGAATTAAAGCAAGAGGGATATTCAACTAATGATATAGAATTTTATCAAGAGGTTGACAAAAGAATTCGAGAGTCATTTCCTACTAAATTTCAAGATGAAGGAAATGTTCAAGATAATCGCCAGCAGGTTACGTCAAAGCCTGCTCAGGTGGTAGCAGGAGCTTCACGTTCTACTCCTAACCCAAAGAAAGTTAGACTATCTAAAGATGATGTTAGACTAGCTAATAAGTGGGGAATACCACTTGAACAGTATGCTCTAGAAAAAAGAAAAGCTACTCAAGCTGATGGAGAGTATACAAATATTAACACTAGACGTGGAGGGTAACCAATGACACGAATAAATAACACACGTAGTTCTCAACTCAGAGAAAAGAATACTAAAGAACAAACAACATATACTTTTGAAGAACCAAACTTATTAGAAATACCTGAACCTATTGTAAATCGTTTCAATGACGCAGGTATGACATTAGGATGGATAAGACTTACATTAAAGGGAAAAGATGATGTTTCTCATATAGGTAGGAAAATGCAAGAAGGATGGGAGTTTGTTTCTCAGGAAGAAGTACCTGAGATGGAACATTCATCTATCGTGAGGGATGAAGGTAAATACGCTGGAGCAGTCTGTCGTGGAGACGTTGCGTTAGGTAAAATACCTACTGGTCGTATTGACGCTAGAAAGGCATATTATAAAGATAAAACTGATT